GCAAACCTTACTGGGCATTACGTGAATATAATATTGTATGGGAGTCACCCTGGTGGGGTCTCAGCTCAATAGCGCATAGTAGTAGTTAGCTAACCAAGCGCCATCATGCTCTGACTCCATGATCTCTGGAGACCCCTCAGGGACCGACCAACTATCAAGTTCTTGTTCTATAAGAACCTGCTCGTCTGGACTAATACCCCATGCCTTCTCGAACCCAATCCTAGATTCAGGTTCGACACCTACAACAACATCCTTTCCCAACAGTCCCATGGCCCTAACCTTATTGAAAATCTCAAGCGCCTCCTTATCGGCAATCATCTTGCTTCCTGCTGCCAACAATCGTAGACAAAATTTTTCCACGATGGGAACACCTGCATAATCATAGAGGAGACACTGACCAATAGTATACGCAAGATCTCCGCGTATATGTTCATCAGCCCAATGCCTTACTCCTCCACAAATAGTGCTAAGCAGTTTTCTCCAATTCTTAATCAGACGATATCCCTGTCCGATTTTGGTTAATCTGCCTTGACACCAACAAATGCCATCCAATGTGGTATGTCTTCCCTCAAGTTTGATCTCATGACCTAGTAGCAAAAATTCCGCCACTAACGCCTCCATCCTAACCGAATCCTCCTCCTCAAAAAAGATGAGAGTGTCGTCACCATCGACGGCACAATCCCACCTATTCATGCCCATATTCCGCATGCACGCATTAAGCATGGCGAACATCAACAAGCAGTTTCCACTAGCAGTGTTCATATCACCGCTCATGCGATGGCCCAATGTTTTATAGACAATGCCCTGTTGCGTAAATCCAAGATTACGTTCTTGCATCTTCAACAACCTCTTGAACTCCTCATCTGGATTTACAGACAAGTAAAATCTATGCTCAAGACGCAGCATGGCTATATCGACATGTTGGTCAAAACGGGAGGCATCAATAGCAATGCAGACAGGTTTCTTGAAAGTGGCCCATTTAGCCTCAATCATATCACCCCGCTCTGTATTGGTTAGACACTTGCCCATAACCATCCTGCCATTTCTCTTCAATCTATATATTTGATGTTCTATGGGTCGTAGGAATCTGCCCAGGCCAATATTATACCTGGGACTCCGGCACTGGATCATTCTTGGATCCGGATTAGACTTTTCGGGATCGGTTTTCTCAGCCTTCACGAATCCCTTCACGACAGCATCCCCCCTGACTATAGGTCTATCAGCCAGGGTCTTTAGCGCGTTTTCCTACTTGGTTCTCTTAGGCCCATGGTACTTGGACACAAACCTTTGTCCATCCATCTCTTTGGTCGCCTTACACTGCCAACGCAGACGTCTGAGCTCCTCCCAGACTCTGCCAACACCTTCCTGGGTGGGCAACGGAACCTCACCCAATACTCTGCCCCGTAAAGCCACATACTCATTACAGGCGCAGTTGTTGTGCACATACAAACCATACATACCGGGGATTGGGGGGTGGCATCTCACGCATACACGCCTCTTCATACACTGTCCGGAGAACGGCCCAACCCAGCAGTCTTTAGCCATTGGCTTTAAACAGGTAACACTTCCTGATGATAAAGCACAAACTGCTGGGCGTTGCTCCAGACCCCCCTATTTGCCAACAGGGAACTCGATCTTCGCCCAAGGGAGAAG